TCCTTGAAGATTTCCTTTGCCTTGTCCATGTCCTCAGAAATTACTGAGCCTGACAGTGACCAAGCACCACGAAAGTCTCTGTTTGCTGGAACGGTAGCAGTTGAGGCATCAATCTGATTACCGTCCTTATCCACGATATAAGTTGTTACAGCCATTAGTATCTCCTATGCGGCTAGTTCATCAGATATGCGCCAAGCGTTGCGCCATTCTCTTGTTTGCGGTAACTGCTCTTTCTTGCAGATAACCATTTTAGGGCGGTTGCCCTCATCCCAAGTCTGCCATACAGACTGCGGAACATCTTTCATAATCAGGTACTCGATAGCTTCTTCTTCTGTCATCGCACCGACAGGCTCAGTTTCATGCAACAGGTAGCCACGAGTATGCTTCTTAAAGTCTGGCTGGGCTTCATCCTTTGCCAGTTCGTGATACACCCACACAGGCGGTAAGATGCCGCCCTGCAAAGCACAAGCCATCCAGTTAGGGTCTGGCACAAGTATCTTGGCGCACTCGTCAATGCTGTCCTCAAAGACAACACGGTAATCTGACTGCACAGGCTCAAGGTTTTCCTTTGCCCAGCACAGACGTTCAAATAGCTTTGTGCCTTTGAATGATGGTGTCTGCATTATGCTAGGTCTCCTGCAACAATAGACGAAAATCCATCCGTAGGGTCAGTTAAAGTGCCGCTGGTATTATGTATTTCTATAGCGAATGATGTTGATGTGGCACTGTCAAAAACAAAACCTCTGTCGTTTGTTGATTCTGGGCTACCTGATATAACATATCTACTGCCAGACATAGCTGATGTAAGATTTATTGTGTAATCGCCCGTACCATCGTCTGAACCACTACTTATGTTTAGGTCGTTGTCACCATCTAATACAGCCGCATTTGTTGCTAAAACGTGTGCTTTTAGGCTACCATTCACAACATAGCTGGTGGATATATCAGCACCAGCACCTGTCTCGATTGTATCTGCTATAATCTTGCCAGCCATTATGCTAAGTCTCCTAGAGTAGAGCACGCCATCACATTACTATCGCCAAATGAACCAGAATCTGTAACAGACGAAACCCTAACGAGAGACGCTGTACTTCCCGAATGATAAAATCCTCCCATATAGCCTGCCTCTCTAGGTGTTACCTGCGCGGCATAAGACGAATTACTCATCGCATTTGCTAGTGTGAAGGAATACTGACCTGTCCCAATATCTACCAATCCACTCGTGTTCAGCGAATCACGAGAAGCAATAGTACCAGTACCATCAAAGTTAATCCAAACCTTCGCCACCCCCTGTTGCAGTTGCATTGTAGCAGAACCGCCCTCAGAGGTAATCGTCACATCGCCAGCAGAAGTCTTGCCAGTGAGTTTGTCTGTAATAATCTCACTCATGCTAGGTCTCCGTGTGCTACTAAATGAACGTGGTCATTGTCAAATCTAGTTCCTGTTGCGTTTCTTGTGCTAATAGGCATAGTAGATGCAGTAAACCCAGAGCCGCCAGTACCAAATACGTTTCCTAAACTGCCTGAACTTGTTTCATCAGACCCAATACAAGAACCTGCGCCTACATAATTAGATGCGCCATCGAAAGAATTTGTCCAATTAGCGTCATAGCTTCCTGTGTCATTATCTGTGAGGCTAGAGAAGTTGAAACTGTTTCTAATTACGTTAGTATCTCCCCTAAATAAAACCCAAGCCTTTGCCGCACTCTGCTTAGTCAGCGTGACAGGGCTACTGCCATCTGCCGCTACGATTGTATCTGCTTTTAATGTACTCATGCTATCACCAAGTTACCATTGACAGTCAATGTAACCCCTGTTGCCACTGTCAGGCTAAAGAAAGCCCCAGCGTTATCACCAGCCGCAATGGTGGTGTTTGTGTTTAGCTCTTGCTCATGCACCCGAAAGATATCGCCCTTGCCATTAGTGGTGTCGCCTGTCGCACCGTTCTCGCCCTGAAAGTAGCCAGCACCGCCGGACAGGCTTGTCCATGCCAGTGTACCAGAACCGTTGGTCTTAATCACTTGATCTGCCGTACCATCGCCATCCGGCAGGGTAAAGGTGGTTGTGGTTGTTACCGTTGCTGGCGCTTGGAGCTTGATAGAGTGGCTTGCATCATCATCGGCTAGGGTAAGCACATCAATGCCGCTAGTGCCGTCTGAGAAGTCCTTGAGATGCGTCATAAGCTCCCGCAGTGCGTTATTCACCGCGCTGGGTAGCATACCCTCATCAATGTTGACCCCACCGACATCCGTGTTGGATGCGTTGGTGGCGCTGTAATCGCTAAGTTTATCTTTCGGCATTATGCACTCTCCAATGCGGCTATACGAGCCTCAAGTTCCTGTATGGTTGCCACTAGCAACGGCACTAGCTTGCTCTGGTCAATGCCCTGATAAACAGGATTGCCATCAGCATCCACTGCATCCTTAGTGCCAGTGATTGCCTCTGGTACAACGTCCTGAACCTCATGTGCTAGGAAGCCATCAACAGTAGTATCCGCATCTGCAATAAAGTTAAAGCGGACAGGGTTAAGTTGCTTTAGCCGTTCAGTTGCGCCAGTGATGTCAGTGACGTTTTCTTTTAGGCGGTAGTCTGATGATGTATTGTAGGATGTAGCTGATGTTGATGTTGTTATACTGCCAACAACGCCATTGCTAACATTGCCAAAACGCCATTGAAAACCTGTGCCACTACCAGAAAAAATGCTAAAGTTACCACTGTTATCTGGGTGGGATATTGATGTGCCTTGTCCAGAATATGATGTACCCCCCACCATCAGATTGCCACTGCTGTCGATACGCATACGTTCAGTGTTTTCAGTTTTGAACGTCAAAGGAACACTACTCGCATTACCGCCATCAGTCCCGATAAACGGTGTATTGCCATTTAATGAGCCAATAATTACACCAGCGTCCGCCCCTGATGTAAGAGACGCACGAAATCTTGCGGATGTGTTAGCATTACTATCAATAGTGTCAGAACCAACCACATCAATTTTAACGCTAGGAGATGTAGCCGCGATGCCCACGTTGCCACTGCTGTCGATACGCATACGTTCCGCACCGTTGGTAGTAAATTCCATTGAGTCTGTATTGTGACTATAACGCAATAGCCCAGATTTTGCGGCAGTGTCAGAGAAATACAGGCGTGATGCACCATTAGAACCTGTTGATTTTATCTCAACATCCGCAAAACCATCAGTGTCAGCACCAACAGCCAAGATTGCATTTGTACCAGTAAGCGTAATAGATTGCAGTTTTGCGCTAGGCGAAGTCGTCCCAATGCCTACCCGATTATTCGTGCTGTCAACGTGCAGTGTGCTAGTGTCTACGGTCAGGTCGCCAGTGACAGTCAAACTGCCAGCCTGCGGGCTTGTGAGCGCCACTGTGCCGTCATTTACATCGGCTAGGTCAGCCATAACCTCGCGGATAGCATTGTTGATGCCGCTGGGGCTACAGCCCTCTGATATGTCCACTGACTGCACATCGGTGTTATTGCCCGATATGTTGTCGTAGTCCGTGATAGAGTTCTTTGCCATTTCTTGCTCCTAACGGGTGTCCGTTACTTATATCATATTTCTGATCACTCTGCTAATAGGCCGCCAACTTCTTGCTCTGGCTGTACTATTTGGCCTATCTCTCTAGCTGGGTTGATAATATTAGCCACAATGTTTTGCGCTTTTCTGGACTGCGGGTCTAAAAGAGCCAAGCGCATAATCGCGTCCACAGCATCATCAGCAACCATTGCATTGGCTATTTGCTGATAGGATCTGGAAACAGATCTACGCTGTAGGGCGCGGCCTACCTTTGCTGTGGGCGCTGTAAGCTCTAACTGAAGCGCTTTAGGTAACAGCCCAACCGATTCCCCTATAGCCGCTTCTGTGGCCTGTCTTGTTTGCGTAGGGCTACCAAAAGCATCAATAAGGTTTGTGCGCTGTAATACATCCAGCATATTATTGAAGCCTTGCTTCATTTGGCTTGCATCAAGACCCTTAGCATCAGCAACACCGTCCAAGAGACTGTTTAAAGCGGCTTGCCCTTCTGGTGTGCCGCGAACAGCCTTGACGAATTTAACGCCAGAAGATAAAGGAACTTGGCCTTTTGTGGTTATCTTTTGAGCATTATCTGCCGCAACTTCCATCCACCTCTTAGCCAACTTTGGCATAACAGTTTTGTCCTGAGCATTTAAGCTCTTGGACAAAGAAGCTATTTTTTGAGCTGAAGGATTTCCGCCCATAACAATGTTTATAGCTGTATCTTCTGCGTCTGCCTTTAAAGCAGATATAGCTCTCAAACCACTGTCATCCACTACCCTCACAACTTCCGGCGTGGCCTCTTTAAATATGGCTCTAGCCTCAGCAATGTTCTCGTTAGACAGAAGAGCTTCGTCTAACTGTTTGTTTAAGCCTCTCAATGTGGCGCTGGCTTCTTTTGTAGGGGCATCCGCAACTTTACTCGGATCTAAGTTGATGCGATCCCTGAAAGCTCTGTATTCACTCTCTAGCCTACCAACATTGGTAATCGGCACTCTCACCCTCTTTTTGTTTACAGTCTTTACTTCTGTGATCCTGTTGATAAACCTGTCTATTTCTGCGCGAGTATCTGCGCCGACTGTTTTCTTCATCTCCTTAGCCTGCTTTACGATAGCGGCAAGTGGGGCGGCCTCTAGGCTTTGCTCTTTAGCCGCCTCATATAGGGCAGTTGTTTTGCCAGTTCTTATGTCTTGCGCCCTTTGGACAGCGCCCTTTGCGGCCTCTACAGCCTCTCTCTGAACTGTGGCGGGCAATTCTGTGGGGGCTTCTTCAATGCCTAATATACCGCGCTCTATGGCCTGCGGTATAGCTTGCTGACGGCTGGCGATCTGGCGTGATATAATACCTGCGCCCTCTGGGCTGGCGGCAACTGATGCGGCTAATGTCCGAAGGGCTGGGGCTTCCATGCTCTCAGCCGCTGTCAAGGGAACGCCTATTTGCCTGCCTCTTTCCTGAAACCTCTTTGCTTCAGCTATAGCTTGCGGGGTCTGTTCACCAACAACGTCACCAAGAAGTTTTTCTACACCTCTTCTACGAGATGCGATAGCTCCAGCAGTTGTGCCACCAACTAACCCAGCCGCCATGCCTAATGTAGGGTCAACTTCTGACAAAACGCCTGTTGGCAAGCCTGCCGCCGTGCCATACATCAAAGCACCCTTTATTGGCGCTCTACCCATAGCGCCGCCGCCAGCAAATTCCGCTGTTGTTTGAGCAACTCGGCCTGCTCTAGTTTTTGGTTGATAGGTAAGTGTACCCTCTGGGAGAATTGTTCTTTCTAACCCTGTAAAAACTTCCTGTGATGTCGGCAGGGTTGTTGGAGCTGTCATTTCTGGCATTGGCCTTGCCTGAGCTTCCCTAATCGCCTTTTGCATACCAGAAGGCATACGAGCTATATCTTCCTCTGTGTATTTCTTTGCGCCCCTTGTTTCCGCGCCCGCCGCCATACGAGAAAGTAACTCAATATCACCGCCCATGCCAAAGATAGAAGGCAACACCCTAGCAACGCCAGACCCTAAAGACTTGGCGATATCTTCCGCCATGCCTACGTCACGGACTGGTTTTTTTGCTGGGGCTTGTGCGGCTTCCTTATCAGCCTTTTCAGCTTGTTTACCTGCCGCCTGTCTTTCTTTAAATTTTTCGTAAAGAGATTTTTCAGCCAATTTATGCTCCTATAACCGAGCTAAATAACGCTTCTACTTCAGCTTCGATAGCGTCTAGCTTCTGATCATCGCTCATGTAGTCGAACTCAGGGGCTTCATACTTCTTAGAGATGGATCTAGCCTCTTTATCTCTCAGGTAATCCATATCACCTAAGTCAACTTTTCTGCCTTTGTCATCTACATAAATAACATTATCCTCACCCTTTTCAGGGTCAGCAGATGTGTCTAATTTAATGTCGAAACCCTTGTTTAAGAAGTAATAGTTTCTTGCCAAAGAGGCTTCCACTTGCGATATGGCATCATCCAATTTTCTCTTAAACTCAGTGGGAGAATCACCTTCAAACAAACCCAATCGCGGATCTGGGAAGGATTTCAATATTCTTTGAGCCTCAGCCTCAGACATTTGTGCGCCAGTAAGATACTTAATGTATCTGTTCGCCGCATCCCAAGCATTTTGCTTGTAAGCGGAAACATCAGAGATTAATTGTTCTTCATCGCGACTTAATCCAACTCCGCCTTTTTCTAGTATGCTTAAAATGTAAGCCTCACCGCGTGTTGCGAATGTCTGCATACTAGGGTCAAAACTTTCCCTAATATTCACCAAACCTGAACGCGCCTGCTCCAAATCTTTTATGTCTGTTTGTATTTTGCCTTTAACAGATGTTGTTATGCCAACGTCACCTTTGCCGCCAGTAAGCTGTGTGCTTTCAATTATTCTGAATCCTTTATTAGCAAATTCGTCTGCTTCGGGAGAACCTTCCCTAACATTTTTGACAAATTTACCTTGCTTATCGTAAACGGCGACAAAACCAGATGGTTTGCCTGTTTTTGTATCTTCAGCTTTAACACCGCCAACGCGAATAAATCTGCCGGAATCATTAAAGTAGCCCTTAACCTCTCTGCCTGTTTCAGGATCAAACACTGATGTTATTGATGGGGCTTTTGGCTTCTCCCTCTCGGCTATCTGTGAGAGGATATTTTTTCTCTCTAACGCATCCTTCTCTCTCTGACGCTCTAGCTCTTGCTGGGCTTGAAGCGTAGCCGCTTGCTCTGCCGCTGTCTCTTTTCTAGCCGTGGTGTAAGCCTGAGCCGCTTCACCTAGTATCTGGCTCATAGCAACTGGCCTATCTGACCAACCTGATAGCTGTAGCATCTTTGCGCCTGCCGCACCTAGACCAGCGGCCTGTGGTGTGCCAGCTTTAGGCATCATGCCGGAGATACGGTCACTCAGTGACGGCGGAGCTTTCGGAGCTTGCTGTTGTATGCGTGTAGGCAGAGCCATCATCTGCTGTGCCGCTGTGCGCTGTGGGCGCATCTGCTGTTGAAGTACGGCCTGACGCAATGGCATTAGACCTTGGCCAATAGGAGCGCCTGTGCCAGTCTGATCTGCCAGCCCCAGAAACTGAGTGGCTAGTGGACGCTGTACATTGCCATAAAGAAGGGGGTTTCTAATGCCGAATCTATCAGCCATGTTAAGCTCCTAATAAACCTGCTATGCCACCCATAGCCGCCCCGCCCATAGCTCCAAATGGAGTTCCAGCACCCATCTGTGCGCCTGATAATGCACCGCCGAAGAATCCAGCGGCAGGCTGACGATATTGCGGGGTAATTGTTCTGCCACCCAATGCACCAGAACCGCCCTGAACCATAGTAAGGTAATCAGCCAGCTTCTGTGCAGGCCGTGCCTCTTGGAACTGGAAGCGCTCGATATCTGCCGCCAGTTCTGCCTGTTCCTGAGCCTCACGAGCCGCGCCCACCTGCGCCAGTGTCTGCAAGTCAGCAAAGCCGAACTCACGCGCCGCTGGAGCTTGCTGGATAGCCGCCTGCTGTGCCTGATATACCAGAGGCGCTACAGCTTCTGCAACGGCCTTCTGTGCGTATCCTGAGCCGTAACGCCCTGACATCTGCGCGGGGTTTAGAGCCGCCGCAATGGTTGGCTGTAAAGCCTGCTGGAGAAGCGGGTTAGTGCCTGTCAGGTTCTGCATAACAGCCTGCTGTACGGCTGGTATCATAGGTGAGCCAGCGGTGGCGGCTGAACGGTAGCCGGACAGAGCCATCTGTGTCTCAGGGCTGAAACCAACTACAGTGCTTTTAGGGTAATACTGAGGCCGTGCAGACTGGTATAAGTCCTTTGCCTCTTCCATACCATATTCGATAAATGGCTGGGCAAACTTGCTTGGTGCTGTTGTCTGCGTGATTGTTCTCTGTGAACCGCCGCCTTTACTCATCTTACAAATCCTTCACCAATATGGTTGCTGTGGGCTGATAATCTTTTAGCTGTCTCTCCCAGCCCTTGCGCCCGATAATCTCCATTGAATCGCATCCCTGACCTCTTGCCCAGATGCTTACCTTTTTCTCCGCCTCTATAAGCTCTTCCATCTCACCGCCTGCTAACCATATCCGGCAGGTAGCTCTTTGAGGGTAGTCAACTATCTCCACCACTATAGCAGATTTTTCCAAAGGAAAAAATGCCGCACGGTTATTCGTTATCGCTTGCCACACATCCTGTAACGTATGACTATGCCCTGCATATACTAGCGCCGCCTGTATGTAGTCAGCGCATCGCTCAAACTCATCAGCCGATGATGAGATATGCAAATCTTGCTGTGTGTCCTTGATTGTCATGTCCAATCACCATAGTTCCGTTTGTGCTAGTGCCTTTCACATAAGGGTTGTGATGCCAAGGGTCGTGGTCAACACCACAGAAAAACACTAGGCTTTCCACGCTATAACGAGGCTCACTCACAGTCGTTTCCGTAACATTTGCGCCTAAAGTGACGTAGCCAACGCTGTTGAGGCCGCCCTCAATAGTGCGGTTCAGCACTTCAGCGATTTCTCGCGTGGTGGCTGTAACAGGATTAAGGGTTCTGAAATTAGTAGTGCGCTCTGAGATTGTCATCTGCGACCTATCTCCCTAGCCTCAACATCAATGCCATGAGCAACCTTCCACAAGCCGCTAATGTTGAACCTGACACGATGATACCTGCCCTGTTCCCTAAAGGGGGCAAAGCCATTGGCATTTGGCGCAACCGCGCTGGAGAAGTTTACCGCGCCGCTGTGCAGGTTTCTTGTGCCAATCTCCATAGTGGTGCTACCGCCTTCATGGTAAGGGTAAACCCGTGTAACTATGGCGTGTTTGCCCTTCGATAAAGATGTCTCGGCAGTTGTTATGGTTGCGTCTATGGGGTCGCCAGTAAAGGCATATATCTTATTCCCCAGAGCGCCGCCAAACAGGAACTGACCGCCCTTATACAGCGCACTATCCAATGAGGCTGGCAAAGCATCAACGCTTGTGCTGATATTGTCCAGAGCCTCAAGCGTATATCCGGCTGTAAAGAACGGCGCAATTAAGTCAGCGTCTACATTAGCAATAGACCACCTGTTCAGTGCATAGTTGTATATCAACAGTCTGTTAGGGGTTGTTGTCAGCGCATTGTTGGACACATAAGACCAAACTGCCAACTGCCTCTGCGGGTCAACAGTGCTGGTCATCTTGTCCTTTTGGCTGAAATCAAAGTCCTCGAAGAAAAAGCGGTTCACCTTCTCAGCACCAATCGGGTTGGAGCGAGAACCATCAAAGACATAAAAACCGTCATCTGATAGATAGAAAATCATGTGGCCTACATTGCACACAGAACCAGATACCTGACAGCCTCTAGCTGTCTCAACCTTGTCAAACTGGAACACCAGAGGCAAGCCGCTGTATGTAGCCCGCACAATCGCCCGTTCCATCAGGATGGTGCAGTATTCTCCGCCCACCATGCCGGTGATGTTCCCAGCGTCAGGGATGTCCTGAAAGTCAGACTGGTTTGTGCCGGATGTCCAGCTTGTCGCATCGCTGAAGCCTGACCATCTTACGCGATATGGAACACGGCCTGAACCCTCATCAATATTGCCTGTCCACACAAAGTCACGAACCACCGTCAGAAAGTCTGCCTTTGGTGGTGTGCCGGAAAGATCTGCAAAGTTGCTGTCCGTGCCAAGCTGAAACTTCTGCAAGTTCTCGCCAACACCACCAGCGGCGATAACAGTGTCGCCAAACTGCACAAAACGCCAGCGCTCACCAGAGGTTAGGCTATAGTTGCCGCCAGTGTTTGTGATGTCGTCTAGGTTTGATGTGCCGGAGTTGAACTCATACAGCTTTGTGTCATCGCCAGAGAACAGCTTGATGTTTCCACTGTTATCCTTTGCGGCAAAGATACCTTTTATTGTTCCTGACGCAGAATTTGAGTAAGAAACAAACTCGTTCAGGGGCGCATAACCACTGGCTTGCGGCACGACATTGGTTGCCTCAACAACGCCGGAGTTCATATAGTCTGGTTGGTCTGGTAGCCATTCGCCGAACTGTATCATATCTGCGCCCATGTTGCTGTGCTAACAGTTGGCTGTGACCAAATCTCACTACCAACCGAAATGTCTGTCCAAATCTCATTACCAACCGCAACATTGCCCCAATCTTCGCCAAGTATCTTGGCTGTTGATGTGGTGGTCATGCTGGCGGACGGTGTGCCTGCCATAGCAAATATACCATTTGCTGAGGCTGTTGTCGTCAGGGCAGTGGATGCCGCGCCTGACATAACATACACAAAGTTGCTACCAGAAGT